GTCTCATACCGACAAAGGCACTCTCAGATGGTGTCAAAGAATGGGTGGAAAATAATCCACCGACAGAGTTAGACAACAACAACAACGAAGAGGGGGAACAGTAATGTTCACAGCACCAACGCAAGGCGGCGGTGATTCAGTCAAGGTCGCAGACTTGGCAGGAAAGCTGCTTATCATCACACCGACTGAACACAAAAGAGAAATCACAACAGTTCACGGGGTCACAGATGCAGTCGAAGTCAACATTGTTGACCTTGATAGCGATGAGACACACAACAACATCTTGTTCTTCAACATCGCATTGAAGAATGCACTCAAGGACAAGATTGGACAGAAAGTTCTTGCACGCATCGGACAGGGAACGGCAAAAGCCGGAAAATCGGCACCGTGGGTTCTCATTGATGCAACAGGAAATCCTGACGATCTAGCAAAGGCAAATGCCTTCATCGGCGGTGGCAGAGCGCAAGCATCCGCCCCTGCCACACCGCAAGCACCGATTGACACCAACAACTTGCCACCTGAAGTTCAGGCATTGTTGAATCAGTTGGGCGCAAAAACAGTATAAAAATTCCTGTGGCTTTATCCTTTCCTTTCGCCACGGGAACGAGGTATGGGATTTGCGTTCTTGGGGAATTGCGCAGGTAGGTTCGACTCCTACCACCTCACAAGATAGAAAACTTTGAACGGGGTGAAAAGTGCTTTGCGATGATGGTGTAATGGCAACACAGATGGCGTTCCAGCTATCAATTGGCGGTTCAATTCCGACCTCATCGCTCCATAATGTTCAACCAATCAAATACCGTGAAGCATATGACCTTGTCAGTCAGTTTCATTATCTTGGAAACAAACGCTTTATTGGTCAACATTGTTTCGGTTTGTATATTGAATCTGAACTGCAAGGTGCTGTTGTCTATTCACCGCTATCTGTTCCCAATTCTGCAACATCAGCTTTTGGATTACCACGAGGCAACTATCCTGAATTCGTTGAGATGAGTCGATTGGTGTTGAACCCATCGCTTAACGGTGCCAACTATGGATCAATGCTTATTGCAAGATCATTGAGGCTATTGAAACGATCAGGCATCAAAGCGGTCATCAGTTATGCAGATTCATCACGCCATGTTGGTGCTGTATATCAGGCTTCAAACTTTACTTATCACGGCTTAACCCCACAGAAGAATGATTTCTTCTTTTCCGATGGTCGTAAATTGTCGCGAGGCAAGTCAAAAGGTTTTGAGGGGAAGTGGGTGCCGCGAACGAGAAAGCACCGATACTTGTATAAACTCGACAGTTCGGTTCAATGCATTTGGGAACAAGAAGCATATCCAAAGGGGGGAGAGCGATGAATCAAATATCTTTAGAAATTAGGGATGCAATTGCTCGCGAAATTGAATTAGTTGATTGGCTTCCATATCAAACGAAGGATGACATTGCAGAGTTCATCAGAGGTAATGGATGAGCAATTATTGGGTGGATAAAATACCGTCAAAATTGGGCAAAGAGTTTGTTAAGACTCATCACTATTCACACGGGATTCACAACGGGCCAATGACCTATGGAATGTTTGATGGGCTTGATTTAGTGGGTGTTTGTGCCTTTGCTAACCCTTGCAGCGAGGCTGTATGTGCAAGCGTGTTCGGTGTTGAGCAAAAGAGATCGGTGACTGAACTTCATCGCCTTGTGCTATTAGATGAGGTGCCTAAAAATAGTGAATCTTGGTTTATCGTTCGAGCATTGAAGGCACTCAAAAAGGATCGGCCTAATTACAATGCAGTTCTATCTTTTGCCGATGCAACTGAAGGACATTTGGGAACAATTTACCAAGCAACAAATGCGATTTACACAGGCACTTCAGGCAAGGCCACATTTTATTTAGATCAAGATGGCAGATTAAGACATCCACGACAAAATGGTGTAAATATAAAACCAAATGATGCAAAAGAAATGGGTTGGCAAGCAGTCAAGCGTGAAGGCAAACATCGGTATTTGTATTTATTGCCGAACGGTAAGAATCACAAGAAAACTTTGTTAAAGCAATTGCAGTTGGAAAGTAAGCCATATCCAAAGGGGGGCAACGATGAATGAGCTACTGCCAATCGCACTCAGATTCTTAAAAGAAGGAATCTCTGTCGTTCCTGTTGCCAATGACGGTTCCAAGCGACCTGCCTTTGCCTGGCAACGCTTTCAAGAGGAACTGCCCAATACCGATGAATTGCTCATGTGGTTCAAGAATGGTGTTGACGGCATTGGCGTTGTCACCGGCAAGGTCTCCGGCAATCTTGAGATGCTCGAACTTGAAGGTCGCGCCGTTGCTCAAAAGATACACCTTGAGATTGCAGAGATCGCCAACAACTCAGGGTTGAAAGAGTTATGGGAGCAATTGAACTCAGGCTATGTGGAGATGACACCTTCAGGTGGACTTCATTGGCTTTACAAGATTTCAGATGGCGAGGTTGCAGGCAACACAAAGTTGGCTCGCAAACCAGGTGAAAACGGCGGCATTGATGTGCTTGCCGAGACACGCGGTGAGGGTGGTTTCACCATCACAGCGCCGTCAGGTGGCACCACACACCCGTCAGGTGGCAATTGGACATTGATCGGTGGCTCAATCGAGACCATCCCAACAATTACCATGCAGCAGAGAAACGCCTTGCATGACCTCTTTGCAATGTTTGATCAGATGCCAAAGATTGAATCCATTCAGGCAGATGTGGTCAAGCGCGATGACTCATTCTTATCGGCAGGTGATGATTACAACGCAAAGGTAACTTGGAGTTCCATTTTGGAACCTTTGGGTTGGACTAAGGTGTATTCAAAAGGCGATGCCACCGCATGGCGCAGACCAGGCAAGAATGAAGGCGTATCTGCCACCACGAACTTCTCAGGCAACGACAAACTCTTTGTATTCTCAACAAGCACAATCTTCAACGCTGAATCCTCATACTCAAAGTTCGCCGCTTACGCACAGATTGAACACAATGGAGATTTCAAACAAGCAGCCAAAGCCTTGCGTGAAAAGGGATATGGTGCCTCTCAAGAGCTGAAAACCGATTGGGCAGGGTTAGATGTTCACGCACCTTCATTGGTGCAGTTACATGATGAGAATGAGGAAGTTGCCACAAGTTCTTGGATTCCACGCGAGATTTGGAATGAGGACTTTGATGAAGAACTGCCGCCCTCAATGCTTCGCCGTGAGGATGGCAATAACATCTTGTATGCAGGCAAAGTCAATGCCCTGTTCGGTGAATCTGAATCAGGCAAGACTTGGGTGGCGTTGGAAGCGGTCAGGCAAGAGTTAGCCAAAGGCAACTGTGTTTTCTACATTGACTTCGAGGACTCTGCCCGTGGCATCTTCAACCGCCTTAAAACCCTCAAATGCGACATGGAAAAGCTAAAGTCGTTCAAGTATGCCAACCCTGATGAACCTCTCGGTGATGGCATTGGTGAGATCATGAAAACCGAGATTGGCAAATACTTGCCGACTCTCATTGTCGTGGATGGTGTCAACGCTGCGATGAACCTGCTTGGGTTAGATTTAGAGAAGAACAAGGATGCCACGACCTTTTCACAGAAGGTATTAAAGCCTCTGAAGATTTTCGGCGCAGGAATCCTGACCATTGACCATGTGACCAAATCAAAGGACAACAGAGGCAACTATGCCATCGGCGCTCAAGCAAAGAGAGCAGATATTGATGGGGTGGCGATTGCCTGTGATGTGTCAATGCCATTTGGCAGAGGCATTGACGGCTGCCTTGACCTCAAAGTTACTAAGGATCGCCCTGGCTTTGTCCGCGCCTTATGCCCTGATGCAAAGACATTAGGCATCGCCAATATCCGAAACGGCAAGGATGAATCCATATCGGTGTCAATCTCAGGTGGCACCGTTGCCATCGCCTCTGCCGACTCTCGCCTTGAGTTGGTTTCACAGTTTATGGAAGCACATGGGTATGAGATGGGCTTGAATGAGATCAGAGACAAGATTCGCAAAGAAGGTCATAAGATTGGCAACACCGAGATTTCAACAGCTCTGACATCCCTTGTGATGAGTGGCAATCTATTGATGAAAGAGGAAGGACAGAAGAAATTGTTCAAGCATAAGAAAACTTTTGTGGTCAATGATGTCCGAACTCTTGAGACTTTGCCTGTGGATAACTCTTGATGAAGCAACCGCGCCGAACCGCGCCGAACCAATCCGCTAAAATCTCGGCACACTGCCGACAACCGCGCCGACGCGCCCCCTCTTTAGAGGGGCGCGGGGCGCGGTTCGGTGGCACGCTTGGGCGCGGTTAATATAATGAATTTCAACTTTGAACCAATAAACTGCCGAGCCTGTGGAAAACTTATTTGGCACGGTTTATCTTCGGCAGGATTCGACACGAAAC